GCTGTCCAGACGCAGGCTCTCCGCCAGCACTTCCAGAAAGACGCCGCCGTCGCGGGCGACCATCAGGTAGACGAATCCCCCTGCCACGGCGACCGACAGGATCGTGCCGTCCGTGACTTGCTCCGCCCAGGCGGTAACTTTCTCCGCCCGGTACTGCGTCAGGGTCGCCAGCGTGCCGTCCGCGCGCACGCAGTGGACGATCCGCCGCCCGTCCTCGTAGTCGAGGTCGATGACGTCATCGACCTGATGCCGGGCCAGCAGGCTCAGGTCGCTGGCGATGAAGGTCTGTTCCACATCGGCGGCGGCGAACTCGCTGACCTTGTTGCCGTCGCGCGAGACGAACAGCGTCGCGCCGTCCACATCGCGCGGCGGCACATAGCGGTCCGCCCGCGATCCGATGCGGGTCTGGCGCTTGGCCTGGACCGTGGCGGGGGTGAGCGGATCGCCGGTGATCAGCCACTCGCCGCCGGATGTGAAGACCTGCAATTCCCCGCGCGAGAGCAGCCCGCGCACGGCGTTGACCTCGCCCGCCAGCAGCTCGAAGTGGATCGCCTCGTCGTCCAGGCCGGTCCCGAGGTCGAAATTGAAGATGTCGTCGATCTTCGACATCCAGATGTGATTGGGCAGTTGGGCCGCCCCGCCCAGGACCAGCCGATTCTGATGAAAAGCCACCGTGCTGGGCCAGCCGCGCGCCGGGGAGACCGCCGCTTCCGCCCAGTCCAGCGTCGGGTTCGCCGATTGCAGCGGCTCCCGGATCGTGGCCTCGGCCTGCGTGGGCGAGATCACGTTGGCGATCTTGACCTCGCCGCCGTTGAGGCGGAAGGGCACGCCGATGTGCTTGTCCGCGATGAAGGTGTCGGTGTCGACGTCGAGGGTGATGGTCCCGTCCGTGCCGCTCGGGCGCATCTCCGAGTCCGGCGGCGCGAATTTGTGGTAGGGGATCATCTCGAACTGGCCGATGACCGCGAAGCGCAGGTCGTCGATACGCCAGTCGCCCGGCCCCTGCCGCGTGATCAGGCGGGTGCGCAGCTCCGGGTGCGCGATGAACAGGGTGTCCGCGCTCTGTACCCAGACGATGTCGGGGATCATGTAGTCGTGCCAGGGCGCGGCGATGTTGCCCTGGATCAGCACGCCGTCCTGATAGACGTCCAGGCGCAGGTGCGAGAGCACGAGGACGTAGAACTGATCGGTGTTGAATTCCAGCCCGATCAACCGGCCCCCGCCCGGCAGGTCGGCGAGGAACTGCATGCCCGCGCGGCGGCTGACGCCCCCCGTGGGGTGCAGGGTCACGTTGCGCAGGCGTGAGGCCCCGTTTTCATAGGCGCGCAGATCCGCCCGGCCGAGCAGCTTGGGGTCCAGCTCGCCCGCCGTGAAGTTGGTGTGGAGCTTGTATTGCCGGGTCATCCGCCGCGCACCTCCACCAGCGGGAAGTCGCGGAAACGCGGCGGCGTGTCCTGCTGGGAATCGATCTGGCGCGCGCGGCGGAAGGCGTCGTCCGCGAGGCGCGTCAGCGCCTCGGCCCGGCTCGTGCTTTCCGTGATCGGCAGGCAGAACTCCGCCGCCAGACGCGCCGCGAGCAGGTCGTCGAAGAACGGCGGGAAGTCGCTTTCATGCGGGCGGAAGACATAGGTCAGCACGACCTCCTCCGCATCGCAGTGCAAGCGACTTTCCGCGAGGCGGTAGGACAAGCCCCGGCCCCGCCCGCCATCCCCGGCCGACAACGCGCGCAGGAAGTCGGCGGGGAGTTGATAGGCATGCCGGTAGTCGGCCAGGGGTGCGGCGCTCAGGCGGGCGAGGCGTGCCTGCCCCGTGGCGAAGGTCCAGGGATGGGCGGATAGCAAGGCGTCCCGGATGCCGGGATAGAGCCGGCGGCACACCATCGCCTCCGTCCCGGTTTCCTCCAGGCTGGCGATCGGCCGGGCGCCGAGGGTCACGAGCGCGCGCGAGCAGAGCGCGACGGTGGACTGCGCCATGACGGTCTCCTTCGTGTTTCAAGGGGGAGCGACGCAAAGCGCCCCTCGGCACGGGGCCGGGGGGCGCTTTGCGGATCGGTGGCGGTTTCATTTCGGTAGGGAGGTGCGCGGCGGCGTTAAACTTTCCCGCCGCGGGTATCAGTCGGTGTTCGTCGCGCCCAGGGCCGTGATGTCGGAGACGTCGACGCTGCCACCGCCGTTGTTCTTCACGACGAAGATACCGGCGCCCGGCGTGCCGTCGGTATCGACGTTCGCGAGAACCAGATCGCCGACACGCAGCATCTCGTTGGCGGCGTCGAAGTAACCGGCCGTGTCCACGTTGGTGGCGGCGTCGACCGTGGTATAGTGCCAAAGCGTGAAGCCGTTGGCGTAGGCGAGCACGCTGAGATTACGGGCTTGGAAAGCCATGTCGGACCTCCTGATGGCGTGGAGATGGAAGGGGACGGAACGGTTCGGGGGCTGGTTAGCTCTCCAGGGTGGGGAGCTTGACGACGCCCTCGCCGTCGATCAGGCAGGCGCCCTGGGACATCATGTTGTTGACGAAGTGCGCGGCCCGGTCGCCGTGCCAGGTGATGTCGCTGGTGACGTCCGCGCCGCTGGCGTGGCCGATGGCGCTCTTGTGGTACCAGAAGCAGGTGCGCGTGCTCGTGCCGTCGTTGAACGGCAGGCCCGAGTGGGGAATCCACAGCGTGCCGAGCCAGCGCTTCGCCTGCGTCCCGCGCCAGGGCAGGTCGTCCGCCCCGACATAGTCGGCGTCCGAGAACTCCGGGATGCCCAGCAGGTCGGACCACTGCTTCCAGCCGATCACCGCGTAGCGCTCGCCGTCGTCGGGCACATCCTTGCCGCCCAGCATCTCGAAGGCTTCGAGCACCTTGGCCTTGGTCAGGCCGTCGCTGTTGTCGCCCGCCGTTTGCCCGGCGGTCTCCATGGCGTTGATGATCAGCTCGTCGGTCTTCCGCCCGAGCGCGTAGGCACCGGCCTTGGCGACCACCATGCGCTCGTCGATGTTGACCTTGAGTTCGTCCAGCTTGTCGACCCAATCGCCCGCGTAATAGTCGGCCAACTCGCATTCGACCGGCGTGTGATCGAGCTGCATGGTCGGAATCAGGCCGTTGCGGGCCTTGGTGACGGCGTCGCCCTTACCGACCTTCTGAAAGGTGGTGGTGCTACCCTTGATGTGGCTCTTGCTGCGCACCGTCTCGCGCAACTTGGAGCCTTGGCGTTGATAGGCTTGGTGCACCTCCGTCTGGAAGTGCTTCACGAAGGCGTTGTCGATCTGATTGGACATGATGACGTCCTTTTGCATGTTGCGGATTTGTTCTATCTGACGTGACGGTTTTCCCGTGTGGGGCCGTCGCGTCCAGAGGGAAAGCCGCCCGTAAGGCCGGGCCGCGCGCCTGCGCGGTTGTCTGCGCGGTTGTCCAGGCCGGGGCGCAAGGGAAACAGGCGCTTTGTCTAAAAAGGCCCAAACGAAAAACGCCACCCGGTCGACCGCCGGTTCACGTTTTCGGTGCCCGCCTTGCCGGGGGCGAGGCGCACGGCCCCGCCCCCGGCGGAACCGCCACGGCGGGCGCCGGGCTTCAGCGCTGGTTGGCGTCGGGGAACAGCTTCTTGAAGCCGTCGCTCACCTTCTTCACCGTGGCGGGGTCGCGGTCGCGCCAGTATTTCGGGTCGGCCATCAGGCGCCGCAGTTCGTCCTCGTTGACGGCGCCCGCACCGTGTCCGGCCTGAGACAGGCCGGGTTCCTCGCTGGTCATCATGCGGTGCATGGCGACCACGCCCTCGAAGGTCGTCGAAAGGGCCGTGAACACCTCGTCGGGGAGATTTTTCCGTCCCCAGTCGCGCAGCGCCCCGGCGACCTCGCGCCACTTTTCGGCGCTGCCGAAGTGAGCGACGAGGCGTTCCATCTGCCGGTCCGCCTCGAACTCGCGGGCCAGTTCGTTGACGGCGGGCACCATGCGCTCGGCGGCGAGGTTGTAGACCACTTGCGCCTGAGTCGGGGTCAGTCCGGCGGCGTGCAGCACGCGATTGACGTCCGCGTCCGGCTGGACAAGGTCGCTGGGCGGCTTGACGGCGTAGTCCTCGGGCCGGTCGGGCACGCCCATCGCCCGGCGGAAGCGAAGGCGCGCATTCTCGTCGGCGTTGTCGTCCGGCACTTCGACCATGCGGGCGAGCTTGCGTTCCAGTGCCTGATAGGACTTCAACAGGGCCTCCACGCGCAGTTCGCCCGTCTGCGGATCGCGGAACTTCTCGGGGATCTCCGGGGCCGCGGGGCTGGCGGGGGCGGTCCCGCCGCCGTAGGCGGTCTTGGTGTCCTGGCCGGGATTCGGCGGTTGCTGCTGTGCGGCGGCGCGCACGAGGTTGGTGTCCATGTCGCTGTCTCCTTATGAGGGTCGAAGGTCGTTGAACGGCGGCGTGTGGAAAGGCTCACACGCCGTTGCGGCCCTGGACGATCAGGGCCTCGATCTGGCCGACGAGTTGGCGCTGGCCTTCGAGATGCCGCAGCGTGGCGTCCGCCGCTTCGGGGCCAAGCGCCCGCGTCTGCGTCAGACGCCGCAGGTGCGCGAGCACCACCGCGCCGTCGGCATCGCCGAAGCAACGCGCGAAGGCCTGGGCCAGGACTTCACGCTCGGGCGCCGGGGCGCGCGGATCGGTCGGGTCAGACATCGGCGTTGCCTCCCGGCGCTCCGCCCGGCGCTCCGCCTGGCGCGGACGTCCGTGCCGCCCCGGCTTCTCCCGCCGGGGCGGCGGCGGTGACGGCGGTTTCGGCTTCGGGGCGGATAAGCTGACTGGGCACGCTCAGCATCTCGGCCAGCCAGCGCGCCGTGGCGGGCAGGTCGACGGTGCTCAGGCCCGGTTCGCCCAGGCCCGCCGCCTGTTCGACCCAGGCGGTGGTGTTGGCGATGTCCTTGCGTGCCTGCACCTGCGCCAGCGGCGAACGGTACTGGAGGTCCACCAAACGGCCATCCAGCGGCACCGGCTCGATGGCGCCCCGCCGTGTCAGGATCGCCAGCGCCCGCCCGATCAGCGGGGTCAGCAATTCCGCCTGCAAGCGGCCATAGGTGGCGCCGAGAAGGCGCGTGACCTCGGCCGTGCGTTCCAGAACCTCGGTCGCGGTCATGTTCGGGCTGTCGATCGCGCCGAGCTGATTGACCAGAAGCGTCCGCCGAATACGCTCGCGCAGGTCGGAGAGCACCAGTTGCGAGACATCGAACTTGCCCGCCGGTTCCAGCGGCGTCAGGCCGCTCGATCCCACGGCCTTGGGGATGATG